CGACCATGTCGCGGATGCGTTTCTCCCTGATTGCTTCCTGCGTCTCCTGTTCGATGACCTGCTTTGCCTCTGCGGGTGCTTTGAAATACGGGTGCTTTGGCGGGAACAGTTGCAGCGACTTTCCAGCGTTATACCTGAAAATGGCCTTTTTCGCCCCCTCCGTGCAGTTCTGCCCGCGCTTCATGGCCAGTTCTGGGTCGGATGCGGGATATTTGTTCTTTCGCACCTGTACGGCCGTGCATCGGCAGTTACAGCCGTTTGGCGGCAGGAACATGTCCCAGAACGGGTCGGACGGCGGCAGTGTCGTGCCGTTGAGTATGGCGTGTTCCTCGCGCACCTTGTCGTCGCCCGCCGTGCGGTACTGCAAGTTGTAACGGTCGCCGTCCTGCTCGAAGTCGTACCATTTGGCCGCCATCTGCGCCGCCCCGAGCGCGTGGTTGTATTCCGCGTACAGGTAATTGTGGTTGTACTGCGCGTTTATCCGCTTTACGTCCGTCAGGAACTCCCCGAACGGTTTGATGTCGCCCTTTTCCGTGAGCATGGACAGCCCCACTTCACGCAGCGCGTGGAATGTCTTAAATCCCGAAAACACAAAAGCGTTGTTTTCGAGGGCATAACGTATAGTGTCAGGCACTTCATGGGGCAGCGCGCTGCCGACGGCCGTATCAATCACGCGCAGCGTCTCGTTAATGAGAGCCTGCGCCTGCGGTTCTGTCAGGCATGAAACATCAAATCCCCCGTTCTGGTACACCGTCTTTGCCGCCTCGTCAAACAGCGCGTCGTCGAAGTCAAACGGCCGTCCGCCCTCGGCCAGCGTCAGCAGTTCACGCCCGTAAAGCGAACGCAACGCCGCGTTGAAAGCCTTGTACCCCCTGCGCAGCCCCACACCCGTGGGGCTTACCCGAAAAAAGCGTCAGGCTGTGTTTTTGCTTGCCGCACGCCCGTGATGGGTATGTTGTAGTTATCGACGAAATACTGCGGGTCAATCTCGTAATATTCCAGCAGCAGGCGTTCCTCCTCGCGCCTTTCGGCGGGGCTGAACGATGCCGCGTCGTCCCATTGGAACGTCAGCCCCTGCACGGGGAAACCGTGCCGCGCCATAAGTGGCAGCAGCTTGTCGTTTACGACGTTCGCCACCATCTTTGCGTCGGCCTTTACCACGTCCTCGAAAATTTCAAGGTGCGTTTCCGACTGCGACAGGGACGAACCGCTGTCGATGGTCATTGTCTGCATCAGCGTGCCTTTGGACAGTTCGCTGTTGCACCTGTCCACGCGCTTGTCATAGACGTTGTAGGCATCCCCGCGGCTGCTTTCCTTAATTTCGATGTCCGTGCCCTCGGGGAACAATGCCCAGAACGCCGCGCCCATCCTGTCCAGCGACCCCTCAATGCGTCGGCGTTCGGCCTCGTCGGTGGTGTTGGTACGTGCCACGCGCATGGGCGCGCCGAATATCTCGCCGAACATGTCCCAGAACGCCAGCATGTTTTTCTTGCTTATGCAGGAGGGTGCGCATTTGAGGAGCAGCCCCAAGTCTTTGGGCTTTCCCACCTCCACGCACCACAGGGACAAATCCCCGTCGCGGTACGGTATGCCCGTGCGCCAGTCGGCGGCGGGTTCTGGCGTAATTACCCCGTATTCGGGGCATACATGCTTGCGCGGCACAATTTCCACGCCCTCGAAGCGCATACCGTTCTCGTCCGACACGATGTCGCCCAGCTGTATAAGGCTGTGCCCCCAGAAACGGCTGTCCAGCGCGAGGTCGCAGAAATCGTTGAACCACTCCCTTTGCAGCAGTTTGGTGGCGTCCGCCTTTTCCTTTCCGTCCTTTCCCACCAGTCGGAAATCCTTTTGCAGCGTCTTTCCTTTCCGCTGTCCGATACATCCCGTCAGGTGAAGATCCACGAGGCAGTCGGTATAGATGTCGTACAGCCGCGCGCGGTTCGGCGTGTCTATGCTTATGGCGGCCTGCCATGCCTGCCGCCATGTCGCAACGTCTTTCTTTGTCAGGCTGTCGGTCTGCTGCATCAGCTGCGCGGTCAGTTTAAGCCCCTGTTTGCTTTTGGCAAACCGTATCAGCCTGTCCATGTCCGCCTCGGTGTATGTGCGCCGCGTGAAAGCCTGTTTAATGCTACTGATTAAGTCCATTTAATTAGTGATTAATATTCTTTTCTGTGCGTGGGCATATGGCCGTAACGTACGGGTTTGTGTGCATGCTTTTCCCCGCCCGTGCCTGTATATGTCGGCAGGTCTGGCGACGCTTTGGAGTTCTGGACGTCGCGCAGCCATTTCACCGAATCATTGTACAGGCATTCGCGCCTTTCGTGCCCCATGTTCTGCGGCAATCGGTGGATCATCAGCCAAAGGGTGATGTTCACCATGCACTGCACCAGCATGGCGTTGCGCTGCTCACCCTCGGCGGCAAATGCCTGCCGCATGTCGTAACGGTGTCGGGTGTAGCTGCAAATCTTCTCCATTGCCGCCCGTTCCGCCTTGAGACGTTCCGCTTCGCTGGCCGTCACCTGCTCGAACTCGAAACTGTCGCACACGCTCTGGTAGTCTTCAATCGTCAGGAACATGGCGTCTGTTTTTTTGAGTTGTCAGGGATGGCGACATACAGCGCGCATTTTTCGGCTTTCTCGGCCGTGAACCCCTTTGCGAAACGGTGCTGCCGTATCAGCTTTTTAATGCCCTGCATGGAAACCACAACGGGCTTTCCGCCGAATACAATCACCAGAAACTTTTTCCCGTACAGTGCGGCGTCGCTGTCCGCTTTTTTCTTGGCGCGTTTCAGCCGCCATTCAAACACAAGTGCTTTGAAATACTTTCTTACCATGATACATTTTTTGCATTGTTCCGCCTGCCGAACGACGGAGTGAAACTACTGATCCGTGAGTGCTTTTGAAGCAGTGATATTGCGCCCTCGTCGGCGTCGGGCGCATCATCGTGTCCCCGCATCCCTTTCTGGAACGCGAGGGTCTGTTCCAGCCCCGCGAGCATGTCGGGGTCTTGTTTCTGGCTTTCGTCGTAATATACAAAGCCGCGTTCCCAGTTTGCCGCGCTACTTTCGATACGCAGGAACTTGTCGGGCTTCTTGCGCTTGTCTCCCAGAATGGGCAGCTGGTAGCCGCGCAAATCGCCCTCCGTCTTGAAATCTTTTAGAATTTCCTCCTGCATGAAATTGGCCTCCATGTAGAACTTTATCGCGATACCCGTTTCCTGCGCCCACTCGAACAGGTCATAACACCACCTTACCATTTCGGGAATGGTGGCCTGCCTGACGAACGCGCGCAGCTGCCACAGCTGCGTTTTGCGTTTTCCCCACAGTTTTGCCGCCTTGTAGTCGTTCTTAACGCTGCTTTTCCATGCGGGGTCGATGTACAGGATAAGTTCTTCAAATTCTTTCCATTTGGGACGTGTCGCCCATTTAATCCAGTCCTGACGGAACACCGCGCCCTCGGTGATGGGGTTGTTCATGTACTCTTTTTGAAACGAGCGATACCCCTGAAACCTCTCGATGGCTTTCACTTCTTCGGGCGTCCATTTGGCCGCCCATGACACGCCCCCGTCCTTGTCCCAGATGTTCACCTGTGACACATGCACCCCGTCGATGGCGCAGAAGTTGGCCAGCACGCTGTTCTTTGAAATGAGGTTGCCCACCATGATAAAGCGTCCGCGTCCGCCGTCCAGCGCGCCGAACAGAGCCTCTTTCACCCAATTTGTAAGACGGGTGACGCGTGCGGGGCTTTCGCATAGTTCGTCGTCGTCGAGGTCGTCTATGACGATGTAGTCGGGTCGGTGGCTACGGTAACGCAGACCGCGCGGTGACTGTCCGCGTCCACGTGCGAAGAATGCCGTGCCGTCCTTTGTCACGAACTCGCCCTCCTCCCATGAACCGTTATTGTACTGCTGCCCGAAATCGTGGATATACCGCTGGTTGAACTGTAATTCCGCCTGTATGTCGGCCAGCAGCGTGTTCGCGTTGTCCTCGCTTTTGCCCACCAGCACCATGACGTTAATCTGGCGCGTTTCCTGACATTTCAGCCACATGGGTATGAAAATATCCAGATGTGTGGACTTTGCCGCGCCGCGATGCCATTTGAACGCCGCTTTCAGGTTGCGTTCTTTCAGCACCTTGTTCGCCGCCTTGATATGGAACGGCGCGCAAGACGTCTGTTTTCCCGTTTCTGGGTTCACGGTGTAGTGCGGGAAATAATAATCCACGAAAGCGGCATAGTCGGAACGCACGCGCCTGATACGTGCCAGTTTCTCCCTTTCCGTTTCCGCGGTATTCACCACGGTGGCCTGCTGCACAGTCTCGCAGTGCTTCTGCCACCTTTCGACCGCTTCCCTTAATTCCGCTTTTGAAGCCATAGGCTACTGGTTGAATTTGTTCTGTAACAGTTCGCTGATATACAGGTCGTGATACTTGTTGATGGTTTTGAGCAGTTCGGGCGTAATCCCGTCGTCGAACGACATGCGGAACTGCATCCACTTGCTGAACGCTGGAAAAAACGGTAAACTTGACCCCTTAAAAACGGATGAAGGTGACCACCTAAAGTTCCTCCTTCAAAAAAGTGTAAAGTTGTTCATCGGGAATGGGGTCTAAAATAGAAGATTAAAGCCCGAGTTAAACTTTTATTCTATCTGTTTTTCTATAAAAAATTGCAAATTTGGTTCATAGATTTTGTACAAAAATACATATAAATTTCAACACGTTGATATAGTGTATAGTATGAAATCTCATAGATATCTTTCTTCATTCTTGGTTTTCCTTTTTCTGATGGACTCTCCGAACAATTCAACCCTGAGAGAGTTGTGTACCAGTCTGTCGAGTATCGCATCGGCCACCGTTTTTTCTCCGATGGCGTCATACCACCCCTTTACAGGCAGCTGCGAAGTTATCATGGTGGACCTTTTCTGATGCCTGTCCTCTATAATATCCATCAGTATGCCTCTTGCCTGCGAGTCGAAGGACTGCATGCAAAAATCATCCAGGATGAGCAAATCCATCCTTTCGATACGCTTCAGGTCGTTCAATATGGTTCCTTTCACTTTGCCTATTTTTAGAGTGCTCATCAGTTTGGCCGTGGAAGCGTAGAGCACTCTGTATCCTTCCTGGCAGGCCTTGTTGCCTAACGCTGTTGCCAGATAGCTTTTGCCGGTTCCTGTAGGTCCGGTAATGAAGAGGTCCCTGCTCTCTTTTACAAATGTCAGGGCAGCCAGACGCTCCACCTGGTTTTGGTCCAGCCCCCTCTCAAAAGAGTAGTCCATTTCTTCCAGGGAGGCGTTGTAGCGGAACGAGGCGGCCTTGACGGCACGCTCTATCGCCCTGTTGCGTCGGTTGTCCCATTCGCTGGATACCAGGTGGAAGACGAACTGGTCTTGTGTCATCTGCTCCTTTAGCGTGTTCTCCAAAGAAGCCTTGAAAGCGTCATGCATGCCGAACAGGCGCATGCTTCGCAGTTTTTCCAATGTCAAATCGTTGTTCATGTCCTTGTTTTTAATGGATTGTTTATAATTATGGGTTATTCATAATATTCTTTTCCCCGTATGTTCTCATGATCCGGTATGTCGGCCGTTTCTTCCGGCAATTCTATGATTTCGCTTTTCGTTTTAAGGATATCCTGTACTTCAAGGAAGCTGTACCTGCCATAGCTGGCGGCAAGACGGCAGGCGGCAGCAAGGCGCATGGGGCCCACCTTGCGTGCCAGTCCCAGGATGCCGGAGCAGGTCTTGTTCGCCTGGTCCACATAACGTTTCTCTTCCAATATCTTACGGATATAAAGTTCCACGTCTTCGTGCACTTCGGAAGCTTCCTTGAGGAAGGTTTCCGGAGACCATTCCAGAATAGCCTTATGTCCGGGACACAAGTGTTCGGGATTGGTTGTGTGTTTAAATTCCATGCGGTTACGGGTGTGTCTGGTTACCAATGCGTAATTGTCAAAGACTTCCACATCGCTTGAGGTATAGCGGATGGTCAGCTTCCTGCCTATGTATGTGTGCGGGACACTGTAGAAATGGGCGTCCTCGCGCAAGCGTATGTAACCGTCCTTGCCTACTGTGGCCGAGACTTGTTTCTTCACCTGATAACGGAGCGGATTCAAAGATCCCAATGCATCCCGCTCGATGTCTTCAAAATAGGTACGACGGGAATAGTTCCTGCCTGTCAAGGTGCCGTTATTATGCAACTCCAGAGCCGAACGGATCGCGGCATTGAGACTTTGCAAGTCGGGACAATGCAATGACTCGAGCTTGGTGTAGATGTCCTTGTAGGTCAGTTTGACGGCATTCTCCACAAGGGCCTTGTCTTTGGGTTTACGTACACGGGCAGGAAAGACCGTTACTCCGTAGTGTTCGGCAAAACGCTCGAACTCCTCGTTCAGAACGGATTCATGACGGCCCGCTTTGCTGACGGCCGCCTTCAGATTATCGGGAACTACCGCCTGAGGAACTCCGCCGTAATAATAAAAGGCATTCTCACATGCGGAGATAAAATCCTCTTTGCTTTGACTATTGGTCGCTTCAACGTACGTCAACAGGCTGCAACCGAGTACCGAAACAAAGACCTCCACCTGGCGGGGAGGTTCATTATACGGATAAATCCATAGTTTATCACCGCAATAATCGACAAACATCTTGTCGCCCGCTTTGTGTTCCATGCGCATCGACGGATGGGCGATCTTCCGGTAACGCTGGATGGCCAAACGAAACTGGGTCAGACCGTAACCGTCAGGATGGACCGCACGGTATTTGTCCCATTGCTGGAGGGTGGTCATTCCCTTCTTGCTTAAAGCCTTGCAGATTTCAGGCATCAGACGGTCCAGCTCTTCCAAACGGGGATTGGACACTTTGGAAGCTTCCGGCACGCAGAACAGCTCGTAAAGCTCCGAATCGCTTTTCTGTTGGAATATTTCATAAGACATTCCAAGGCTGTTCCATTTCCGGACATACTTTTTCACGGTGTTGCGAGAGGTGCGGGACAGTGCTGCAATGGTCTTTAGGCCGGTCTGTTCCTCGTACAAACGGATTATCGTTCTCAATTTGTTCATTTTAATGGGATTATTGGACATAGTCTCCTGATTTAATTAGAAATTTGACACTAACTAAATCTTTTTTAACCCAGCGAACAAACAACTTTTTAGGCTCCTACGAGGGGGGGGCAATTTGAAGCGTTTTCAGGTGGTCAATTTCTTCCGTTTTTCTGGGGACGGTTTGGACCGTTTTCCAAGGGTCACCTTCATCCGTTTTTAAGGGGTCGGTTTTTCCGTTTTTTCCATTTAGGGGCGAAAAGATGTACTTTAAGGCAGACACAAGGGAATAAAAAAAGTCCCACAAATCATTGAATTTGTGGGACTTGTCTGCTTACTGTCCGGTATTGTTCGGTTAGTTCAGCGGAGAGAGAGGGATATGAAACTATAGTATAATGAGGTTTTATAGATAATCAATAATGCTGATACAATCCTTATTTATCAACTAATTACAATAATATATGATAAAGAAATTTAAATTGTAGTTTCCTTGATTGAATGAAAATTTGTATGT